CATCCATTTAAGTGCTGATGTCAGTATCTCATCACGCTCTGGCAGCTCTACCCCATCGCCGTCCACGTCGTCTTCTTCGGCGGCGGCTACGGCAACGAAATCCGCTCCATGTGCCGCGCCCTGCTGAAGTAACAGACTTGGCTCCCCTCAGAGGGGGAGCCAAGAACGCATCCGCTCTCAGCTCAGTGCGTCCTTCAACTTGCTGAAGAACCACCGTTTGCAGGAATGGCGTGATTCCAACGTTTCTGAGGGTTTCAGACGGGCTTCAAAACGTTTTTGCCCACATTTTGCCCACATTCTTCCACGCCCGTCTCCACCTGCACGGCGGCATCGAGCAGACGGGCCACGTCCATAAGGTCGCTGTCGAACAGATCCGCGTACACGTCCAACGTCATGCTCGCGTTCTTGTGGCCCAGCATCCTCTGCAGGGCCTTGACGTTCGCGCCCGCATGCACGGCCAACGAGGCGGCGGTGTGACGCAGGTCGTGAGGCACCGGCCAATCGTCCCGCTTCCAGCCCAGACGGGTGAGCGTGTGCGTCCACCATCCCGTCTCGCGGGCGAGGCTCTGCTTGCGGATAGGGCCTCCACGCACGTCACGGAACACGCGCTCCTCGTGTTCGCGTTGCTCGCATATCGGTTTGAGCGCGTCCATGACTATGCGGGGCATGGGCACGTCACGGCGTTCGTGGTTCTTCGGGGTGCCCTCGGCCCATTTGGCGTTGACGTATACGAGGTTGCGGCGCACGTGCAGTATGCCGGCGTCGAAGTCGAGATCGCGTCTTTGTAATCCGGCCGCTTCGCCCCATCTCAGCCCGCAGAAGCCCAATAGCAGTATGAGCGCCCGGCGCTCCTCTCCCAGCTTCCGGCAGTTCGACGCTTCGTTGGCGAGTGCCAGCAGTCTGGTAATGGTCAGGTAGATGCGGCGATCCTTGCGTTTGGGGAGTCTCGGCAGTTCGATGCCGTCGCACGGGTTGGAGGAGATGAGCTTGTCCCGCACAGCCATGCTGCATATGCCCTGCATGATCTGGTATGGGCGGCTGACGGATGGTGCGCCGGACTTATCGATTATGCTTCCGACCCATGCCTGGACTTCGGCGTGTGTGATGCTGCCTATCTGCCGTTCTGCCCATTTGGCCTCGCAGTGGCATTTCCATGCGCTGTCCATGTTGGAACCCGAAGTCGCCTTCCAAAACGGCTTCTTTTCGGCAATCCACTGGTCATGCAGCGTGCCTATGCGTTGTTTGCCGCCTTCCGGGTCGATGTAGCTGCCGGTGGCCTTGGCTATGGTGACGTGTTCCGCAGCCCACGTCTCCGCGTCAATCTTGCGGCGGAAGCCCCTCTTGTCGGTTTGCGTGCCGTCGGGTTTCCGATAGCGGACTCGATACCTGTTTTCGCCTTTGGCCGTCCTGTATCTGGTGATGTTCGCCATGATTTTTTCACTCGCTCATACTTGTTTTCGGTTTTAACGTGTTTTAACTGGTATTAATGTGTTTTAATGAGATTTGACGGATAACAGGGAAATTAATAAAATATTCTCTTTACGCCAAAATCGGAAAGGAGACGGCCATGACCATGACCGATACCGGCGTGAAGCCGATTCCGGCATACGTGCCGCCCGAGGACGGCAAGCCACGCAACGCCGTGGACGAGAAATGGATGAAGCTGACCCGCAGCGCCCGCCATTACATGGAACGCAGGGCAAAGGCCCGGAAGGAAACCATCGATGGGTCTGAAGCTCGTCATTGAGCGCGAATGCTCCAGAGACCATCAGACGGCCCTCAGGCAGTTCCTGTGCTGTGAACCTGGAGGCCCCGAATGGGCGATGGACCCGCAACGCTACATACGTGACCTCAGCGTGCGCAAGACCCCGAAGGGGATCATGCGCACGCTTCTTGTCGTATCCGGAGATATTCCCCTGCATGATGACGTGGTCGGCTTCTGCGAATACGGCGTAGCCGTGGAAACGACCGATGAGCATGAGGGCGTCTACCAGATCTCGTATATCGCCACCGCTTTGAAGGTGCGTGGCACACATCTCGGAGACACTCTGCTCTCCTCGGTTATCGTGCGCCTGCGTGACGATGCCTGGCGTTTCAACCGCACGCCACTCGTGCTCACCCAGGTGGATCCGCGCAACAAGCCCAGCATGGACCTGTTCACACGATTCGGATTCATGGACGAGGGGCCGGATCCCGACGACCCGGAATACCATCTGCTGTCCCTGGAGTTTACCCCGCAGGAGCGCGGAAACTACTTCGGCAGCACACTCGCGTTCTTCTGACATTTCGGGTATAGCTCCGCCAGGCCTATCGGCTATGATGGGGAGGCGAAGCATCCTCCTTTCCAATTAAGCAAGCTGGTCGATGTTTCCCGTCCTGCCGGCGTTGCAGCACCGGCAGGACAATTTATTTCTCGCAGGCTACTCCGTCTCCGTCCCTATCGAGCTTCGTCGAATAGCCCGGCTGACCTCGGTAGAGGGGTGCCGCACCTGCTGCCTTTGCGGCGGTGCAGTTCGGATAGTAGGTGTTGGCCTGTTGTTGCTGCTGTGCTTGCTGCTGTTCGGCCTGCTGTTGAGCCTGACGTGCGGCTTCCTCGGCGGCGGCCTGTTGCTGAGCTTCCTGCTCCGCTTGTTGCTTGGCTTGTTCCTCGGCGGCTTTCTTCTCTTCCTCGGCCTTCTGAGCTGCTTCTTCCTCCGCTTTCTTCTTTTCTCCCTCCGCCTTTCTGGCCGCCTCTTCGTCGGCGGCCTTGTTGTGTACTCGAATCACGCCGTTGTTCGCTGACAGAATCTCCCAGTTCGAATAGAGAATGACCGATTTGCCGCTGTCGCTTTCGATCTTGTAGTCCGAGGCGTCATACCCTTCATCGGTCAGAGCGGTGATGGCCTTGTCCAGCATCATGCCTTTTTTGGCTATGTTCGGCAGGTCAGAAGTGTCTCGCTTCACTGTGAGCGTGATAGATGTGGAGGTCTTCTCCTTTTGCCCTGCTTCGGGCGTCTGTTCCTCGACTTTCCATTTCCTGTCTTTACCTTTGGTGTCGGGCGTGACAGTGATGGTTTTGAAGCCTTCCTTTTCGAGGGCAATCTTGGCTTCGAAAACTGTCTGGCCCACGACGTCGGGGATGGCCTTGGACGGTGTGAATATGTAGCCGATGACGCCGATGGTCAGCAGAACGATGATAGTTATTCCCCACCAGCGCTTGTACCATGGTTTCTTCGCGCCGTGTGAACCGTGTCGTCCGTTTCTTCCGCCATTCCCTCCGTCTCGGGGAGGCGTTGTCGGTGTGGCTGGCGGCTGCTGCAGCACTTCGGTCGGTGCCAGTATCTCCATCGGCTGTTCCGACGTGGTGGGCAGCTGCTGCGTTGGGGTTGGGAACGTTGACGGGGTGTATGCCGGTTCCTTTTGGCTGCCCATCGTCGTGTTCTTTCTTCTCGCCTTCTTTGACGGCTTGTCGAGCCTAGTCTCGTAGCTGATGCCGGTGCCGGGGATTATCGGGGTGCCGAACCGTGTGCCGCCTTTGCCTACGGTCACGTGCGGCGCGCCACGCTTGCCCATGGTCACGCTTGTTACTCCGCTTTTGCCGAGGTTCAACCGCAACCCCTTGCCGAGACTTATGCTCTTGCGAATCCTGAATCCCATGGTTCTCTTCCTTCTTTATGCAGCCACGCTGTCGTGCAGCCAGTTTTTGTATGCCCGGATTATCCAGGGCATGACGTTGAGTTCTCGTGCTATGGCACATTCGTCGCCGTCGAAGATAATCTCGGCGGACTGATATTCGAGCTGGTTGACGAGCATACGTGCGGCCTCCATGTCGGCTCTCCGCTCGGTTGCGGAGTCGCATTTGCATCCTACGTCGTGGTGACGGGCATGACTAATCTCATGTGCGAGCACGCACCGGCGTTGGATTGGTGTGAGCCGGTCGCTGATGAGTATGCGGTTGTTTGCCGCGTCGTAGCCGCCCTCAAGATCTGCCGGCAACGCCAGCTCGTACACGTTGGCCCATTTACGGGCGATGGTCTCCACGTCGATCATGGCATTTCCTCGTATGCTTCCTGCTCACGCTCGATATCACCATGCTTCGCGGCAAGATCAAGAGTCGACGGATCGATAGAATCAGTAGAGATATCTGAAGACTGCTGCGCCTTCAGCATTTCGAATATTTCATTAATGGAATCGCGCTCCTCCTGTGTCATGGACATATATTCTTCGTTTTCGAGTTCGCTGACACGGTCAAGCACCATATTGAGTGCTTGTACTGGAAGACAGTGACTTATTGCGCTAAGCCTGATGAACTCAGACAGTCGGACTGGTGCTTTATTGCCCATTTTTATATCCCGAATACGGCTATAAGTTACTTCACCTTGGGTAAGGTTTTCCATTTCGCGGTACGAAGCGCCCAATTCATCCAGCAAACCAGACAATACGTCTCTTGCCGCGTAGTCGAAAATATCCCATTCAATCTTTGTTGCCATGTGCAAATGTTATCACCTGACAGCAGCTAGAAACGCGCATAAGAACTGTTGTCACATGACAACACGCCGAAGCGTTTGACTTTATTTGTTGGCAGGTGCCAATATACAAACCATGATTGCATCAGCCAACAACGCAGCTGCTTCGGCCGTGAAGAGCCTCCGAGTAAAAGCCTTGCTCGATGAGGTGCCGAAGACGCATATCGCCTCCAAGGTCGGCCTCAACCGGATGACCGTAGGCAAACACCTCAAGTCGGACGACATGTCCCTAAGCGAGTTCATCAAAACCGCCTTCGCTCTTAACGCGAATCCGGCTCAGGTTCTCGCCGAGGCCATCGAATCCACCCAGGCAAAAGAAAAGGCATCCGCCGCTACGGATGCCGAGATCAAATGAAAGAAGGTTCAAATGAACAACACCATTCTAACCGACAACAAGGAAATCGAAACCCTCGACCTCCCCTCATGGTGGAGCGACGACTTCCCCTGCGTAGCAACCTTGCTCAAGACCGGGTTCAAGGGGCACCGTCAGCTGTTCGCAGCTGACGTGGATGTCCTCCCCGGCGTCGGCTTCGCGTTCTACGAAGTCCAATGGCTCAGCAAAGACGGGTCTTCCTCCGATGGACCCCTTACGACAATCGTTCCATTCAACAACATCGAAAGCATTGAACAGGTAGAAACCGTGGAAGCAGAGGACGGTGGTCTCAAATGAGCAACGCATTGCAGACCCTTCGTTTCGAAGATACGGAGGTCACCGCACTGGACTGCAACACCGACGAGCCGGTGTTCGTCGCCAGCCCCATCGCGAAGAAACTCGCATACGAGAGCGCGAAGGACATGTTGCGCAATCTTGACTCCGATGAAAAGGGTAAGCACATTGTGCCCACCCTTGGAGGAGAACAAGAAATGAGCGTCATCACGCTGCCCGGCCTGATCCACGCCTTGAACAATCGCCGCCCCGGCGCAGTCAAGGACGAGGCCACGCGCAACATGGTCATCCGGTTCCAGCGTTGGGTGAACCACGAACTAGTGCCGACCGTAATGCGCACCGGCAGATACGAGGTGCAGCGTCCGCAACACCTGCTTGAGGCGGCTCACCATGAGCGCATGATGCAAGTCGAACTGTTGAAGGCTTCGCAGGGCATCGTCCACCCGGATTTCCTCGAAGCGAAGACGCGCATCGTGATCGCACGGGAATTGGGGGAACTACCTGAGCTCGACCCGAAGACCCGTCCCCTGTACACACAGGACTATCTACGGGAGAAGAATCTGAGCGCCAAGCAGCTGCGATCGAAGAGTGGCACATTCGGCAAGAAGCTCAAGGCCGCATATCGAGAGCGAAACGATCGAGACCCACAACGCGCTGATCTGACACTGCCGAACGGTCACATCATTCAGGTCTACGCCTACACGGAAGAAGATCGCCCCTTGTTTGACCGGGCATGGGATGAGCTCAGTCAGAAAGCGGGTGCGTGATGGCCGGCGCTCTCCCTGAGAAAAATCTTCGTCTATCTCTCACCCACCCTATCGTGTCGGACTCTTACAGACATTCCTTCCCCATGGAATTGGTATGTGATCCGAACGATGAGGCCGACCTGTTCCTGACGGTGTTCAAAGCGAAGGTTCCTATGTTCGACTTGTGGTTCGACCTGACGTATTCCACGTTCGACGGGGTGGCCGGTTCGTTCTATCCCGATTGGAGCGAATGGACGTTCGGTGACCTGAAGGAAGCGAAGGACGTATTGCACTCCTATCTGGATTCCATCGATGTTCTCCGCGTTTTTTTTGCGGACTACCTGCGGGTATTCGAGTGGGCGTCGACCGTGGACTGGCGCGGCCTGCTCGCCAAGAAGCGTGGTGAGTCATGTCCAAGCAGATAGAAGCACAGGACGGCTGGCCTATCGGCAAGGTGGCGGAGTTCCTGAATCTTTCGAAGGGCACTCTTTACATCTGGTCTTGCTACGACCGGTGGGGCGGGAAATACCCGCCGGCCCCGAAGCGTATCGGCCGTCGGCTGGTGTGGGATCCACGCGAGGTCATCGACTACCGGAACAACAGGTGCGCGACCACCCGCAGGGAGCTGGTCTACGGCGAATAAGGGTTTCCCGGATTCGAAACCGGGAGAAAAAGGAAGGGTGCCGGCGTTGCACTGTCCAAGGTTCTGCGCCGACACCAACATCACCAATCACATTGAAAGGAAGACAAGTGATGTCAAACAACAAGATTAGCGGTATCCACGCCATCGGCGTCGAGGTTCCGAAGGACATGTCGCTGCAGGAGCTCATGGAGCAGCTCCTGAATGATACGGAGGTCGAATTGGAGAAGGATTTGGACGGGGAGCCCCGCAAGCCCGAACCCCAGTCCGAGGCGGACAAGTGGCAGCGGTATGCGGACATGCTGGGCGACCTGTTCGACGTGGCGCATCAGATCGGCTATGACGCCTACATGCAGGGCGACCTGAAGATCATGCGCAAGGTGTTGCAGGTCGAATCCGATGTGGTGGATCTGGCCGGCATCGTGACCATGGAGAAGTCGAGGGCCGTGAAATGAGCATCGAGGCATTGCGCAAAAAGCGTCGCATGCGCCGACCCCGGCCGAGGTTAACGGACGGGCAGAAAACGGCCGTGCTGCTGGCTCTCACGTTCGCTGAGGGCTGGCTGGCGGGTTTCGCGACCACGCACAGCCGTGTCCCCAGCCCGGTGGGCACGCCGCAGTGGATGATAACCGGCTCGCTCGCATTGGCGGTCGTATTGCCGCTCATGTTCGTGGGAATCCTGTTGAAGTGGGGTGGCGATGGAACAGCCAAGTGAGTTCACGCTCTGTCTGCCGGGCGACCCGGTGCCGAAGGGGCGTCCCCGCGTCTACAACGGGCACGCGATGACCCCGAAACGCACCGTCAGGGCGGAGGAACGCCTGTTCGCCGAATTCCGGTTGAAATACCCGCAGGCGAAACCATACCAGTGTCCGGTCAGGTTGGAGGCCGAATTCTGGATGTCCCATAGGGGCAGGCCGGATCTCGACAACCTTTTGAAGCTGGTTTTGGACTCGCTGAACGGCGTCGCCTACGTGGATGACGCGCAGGTCGTCGAATCCCACGCCACCAAGCGCATGCCCGACCTGTGGGTGTACGGAGCCAAAGGCAAATACCGGAAACGCAAGAGCGGTGATCCGTACACGTGTTGCGGGCATGAGTACGAGCCACATCTCTATATCCGTATCAAACCGCTCCCGGAATGGGAGCCGAACAAGCAAGGACAAGCATGATGCCTGACCGGCGTCTCTGGATGCCGCGTTGCAGGACATGCGGGCCGCTCGGCAAGCCCACCGGACTGGACGAGGCGGTCACCAGCTGCACCCGGCATGCGAACCAATACCCGAACCATCAGACGGCGTGGTATCCCACCCACGCCCAGATCATCGTGAAAGGCACACCAAATGACTGCGAATGACACGTCAACCATCGAAACCACGGAGGCCGTGAACCCGGACGAGGGACTGCGTCAGGGATTGTTCGAGGCGCAGGCGGCTCGCATCGTGGAACTGCAGGCCGAAATCGCGTCCCGTCAGGAGGAGGTCGACGACTTGAAGGCCCGTATCCTCGACTCGCATCCGGCCGGCACCTACCAGGCCGGCAACCTGAAAGTGCAGGTGAAGCCGGGCGCGCGCCGCATCAACGCCGGCACGTTCGAGAAAGCCTATCCGGCCACCAAGTATCCCGGAGCCTACCAGTTGCGGCCGCGCCCGCTCAGCCAGTTGGAGAAGCTGCTGTCGGCGGACGCGGTGGCCGATTACGCGATGAGCGGCAAGCCTATGGTGGTGGTCTCATGAGCGCGGAACTGTCCAGCCTGGGCATCGCCCAGATCGTGGAAAGCGTTATCGCCGACTACGACCTGCGTGACGAGGACGGCAACGAGCTGACCGACGACCTGTACGTCATCCGTTCCGAGCAGCTCGACGAGCTGGGCCTCACCGTCGCCAGACGCATCCACAAGGCCATACGCGAACTGGAGACGCAAGGCAAGACCGGCTTCCCCGTGCATTCGATGGCCTTCGGCAGCATGCCGGTAACCATCGCGAAGGACGGCGACCGCACCTACACGCTGCGCTTCGACAATTCGGACGAGGCGGTGGCCATTACACGGCTCAGCAGAACCGCGTTGGCGGACATTAGGAAACAGATCAACGACTTTCTCAAGGAGGTGAAGAACCATGAGCATGAATGAGGCGGTATTGGCCGTCGCACAAGCCCAGCAGCAGGGTGATGCGATACCAGTCGACGTGCCGCCCATGACGCAGTCGGCACCCGGCATGGGCAAGCCGCCAGTCACGCCGAAAACACGGGTGGACACGATGGAGGAACCCAGATTATGGCCGGAGATCCGCATGATGATCGAAACCGACATCCGCGACCAGCCGAGAGAGAAACAGGCGGAGATAGGCCCGTCCGAATTGGGCTCCGACTGCCTGCACTGCCTAGCCGCCAAGCTCGCCGGATGGCCCCAATCGCGTAAAACGTCATGGCTGTCGTTCATCGGCACCTGCGTGCACGCGCGGTTCGAGGAATGGTTCAACGCCGACCAGCAGACCATCTCCGACGTGATAAACGCGGAAAACCTCATCGAGGGACACCTCGACGACATGAGGCGACTGAAGCGGTTCCAAGCCGAGATGCGCGTCAAGGTCGGTAGCCTGTCCGGCCTGTACGGCGGCACCGAACTGCACGGCAGCATCGACCTGCACGACCGTAAAACGCGCAGCACGGTGGATTGGAAGATCACCGGCGACACCACCATGAGAGCGGCGAAGGCCAGCGGGCCAAGCCAGCAATACCGAGTGCAAGCCAGCCTCTACGGCATCGGCCTGGAAAACGCGGGCGAGAAATGCGAGCGCAACTGCATCTTCATGCTGCCCAGGAACAAAACCAGTCTCGACGACGCCTATGCGTGGGAGGTCCCGTTCGACCCGAAGCCCGGCCGGTGGGCCATGAGCCGCGCCCAACTGCTCATCAATTTGATGGACTGCATCGAACTCGCCGACGGGCCGGAAGTGCGCGACGCATGGATTCATTCGCTGCCCACGTCGCCATCGCATTGCTTCCAATGCGGCAGCTGGCCAGACGACCAACTGGGCGAACTCTCGGAGTTGAACGCCTCAATGTACCCGGACGTACCTGCCAAATGGGAAACGCTCAAACAACTGCTCCAACCAACATACGAAGGATGAGAAACCATGTACGGAAACCAGAACCAATACCAGCAGCAGAACGGCTTCCAGCAGCCGCAGCAGGCGGCGTCGCCCGTGGAGATGAGCCTTGATTCGGTGATGCAGGGCGGTTCGCCAGGCCTGTTCGACAAGAACGACCCGGTGGGCACCAGCCATCAGGGCGAGATCACCGGAATCGAGGCGCAGCAGCAGACCGACTTCCAGACCGGAGCCCCATTGTTCTATCCGAACGGCAATCCAAAGCCGCAGGTCGTCATCCACCTGAAGACCGGTCTGCGCGACCCGGAGCGCAACTACGACGACGGAGTTCGTGTCTTCTACTGCAAGGGCTATTCGATTCCGAATCTTCGTGCGGCGAGCCAGCAGGCCGGCGTGGGCAACTTCCCGCGCGTCGGCGACACCATCCGCATCACGTTCAGCGAGACCAAGCCAAGCCAGACGCGAGGCTTCGCCGACGCGAAGATCTACAGCTTCCAGATCACCCCCGGCAACCCGAACAAGGCCGGTCTGGAACAGGCGATGTCCGACCCATACGCCGGCCAGCAGCCCAACGCCATGCCACAGACCACACAGAGCTATGCCCCAGCGCCGCAGCAGCCTGCACAGGCGGCCTCGCAGCCTGTGACTGCGCAGCAGGCGACGCAGATCCTCCAGCTGAAGGCCATCGGCAAGACCCCCCAGGACATCGCGGGCATGATGGGTCTCACCCTGGAACAGGTGCTTGCCGTCGGGCAATCGTCGCAGCAGGGCGGCCAACAGCCGGAGCCTGAGTTCTGACTTGTTCGAACGTAACCGCAACGTAACAGGCGTAACCGCATGGCGGATAAACCACGGGCGGTTACGTAACCGTACGTAACCGGTTACGTAACTTGTTACGCAGTGGTTACACACCAACGTAACCGTCAAAACCCAACAATTCCAAGGCCTTAACCGTTACAAGTTACACAGTTACAAAAAACATGTAATAAATATGTTTTCTCCTATATATCTATATATTGTGTGTTTTTTGTTTATAGGGCGTAATGCGTAACAGTTAGGGCCGGCTATCCAAGGAAGGAAGATATGGCCGGCCAATACGATGATTACAGGCCTATCCCGGCTGAGGATCTGCCGGCGAAATACGCCGGCTGCTTTAAACTGCTCGAACTCTCCTTCACGCCACCGAACGATTTCGACCGCGTGATGACCATCACCGGGCAATCGCTCCAACTGATCACCGACGGTGATGACAACGGCAAACGCGGCAAAACCTTGGTCATGCACGCCGGATACCAGAAAGCCATTTGGGAACTCCGGGAAGGCCATCTGCGCTACTGCCCGTCACAGCAGCGACTCTGGCGCAGAGACCCGGACATCGAAGACCATCCGGGAGAACGCCGCCTGCTCAATAGCTGGCACCCGGTCAAAAGCATCGAGGACGAATACCACATCGGCGAGCGCAGCAACGACCGGAACCGCAACTATGCGGTGAGCAGCACCATCATGCGCGAAGCTAAGCGAGCACAATGGTTCCGTCAGGTTGAACGCGGAGTGCGCATCGACCCGTGCGTGTGGTATCGCAAGGATGGGCATGTGGTCTGTATTCGGGGCGACACCGATATGGCTGTGACCCAGACGTTCGATCCGCGGAACATGGGCAACCAAGTGGTGGAGCAAGCCAAACGAATCTGCGAATGGCTGACCGTTGACGGTAAGTCGTGCGCGAACCTGCTGCGCATGTTCGCCACCCCGTGGCTCGAACCGTACAAGCAGTTGAGTTTTGTTTTGTCGGGTCATGGTGGCGATGGAAAGACGTTGCTGCTGTCGAACGCGGTGCAGCGCGTGCTGGGTGATCGCAAGTCGTTCCCGGCGTTCAAGACCACCGGTTATTGCGACAGCGGGTTCTCGCTGAATCGTGAGTCGATGAACGACATGATGGCTGGCATGGCGTTCGCCTATGACGACGAGGCCGGCGAAGTGACCGAGCGTATGCTTCCCCTGCTGCGCGCGCTGTCCACCGGGGCGACGATGAGCGCCCGCGTGGTGGGAGGCAAGTATTATTCGATGACGCCGACGGCGACCATCGTGATTCTGACCAACATGCCGTTCGCCGATTCCAGCGAACCATCGGACAAACGCAGGTTCATCAAGGTGGAGATGCACCCGTCCGAGGGACGCTCATACGAGCAGTATCATGCCATCGAGCTGTTTATCCGCGAGCATCCTGCGGCGCTCTATGCGGCGTCGTGCCGCCTGTGGGAGCAGGGTGACGAACCGGAGATGGTGAATCTCAGCCCGGCGCGTGCCATCAGCGACGAGATGTATTGGCTTATCACCGAGATTCTGACCAACGAGGAAAAGTGCGGGCAGCTCGTCGCCTCGCGCGACGCCTACCGTAACGAATTCCATAAGCCGATACCGGGCGACGTCATGTCATTGCTTGGCCTGGCAAATGGCATCACGAAAGTGTGGGGTGGTCAGAAGCGTGTTGTTCGCGTCCAGGACGAGTCACGGTTCGACGTGTACCGTCATGCCGTCAAGGCTGAGGAAGTTGACGATGGCTCGCCGGTAACCCCCGAGCCTCCGTTGCCGTTGGAGCTTGACTCGCAGTTGCCGCCCTCATTGTTCGGTTTCGAGTGCGACTATGTGCCGGCCAATCCCGACAAGAGCGCGTTCAACTGGAAGAAGCTCGCGCTCGACCCCAATGTGGACACCAGTCAGGTGCCCGCCAACGTGGAGGCGTATGCGGTGGTTCCCGCGCCGGGATTCATGGTCATCGACATGGACATGAGCAAAACCAGTGGCGACGACGGGTGGACCGTGCTCAACCGGCAGGTGGGCCGGTACGGCACCCCGGCGTTCCCCTCGACCTATCTCGTGCGCACCCCCTCCGGAGGACTGCACGCCTACTACCGACTGCCCGAGGCATTGCGCGGCAAGGTGAAGAACGCCGTCCACCTGAAGACCAGCGAATACCCCGACGGCATTCCCGTGGACTTACGCGTGGAACGCAAGGGATACGTCATCGGAGCGGGAAGCACCGTGAACGAGGGCGACTACCGCGTATGCGACCTTCCCGGAGACGATGGCATACCCGAGGCCAGTCGTGAGATCTGTCGGTGGCTCGAATCCATTGGCGGCATCGAAGGAACCGAACCCAAACAACTCCGGCCTTCGACTCAACGCTCGCAATTGCCCGCGGCTTCGCGTGAGCCTATCCGGCTCAGCCTCGCCCAGGTCATGGACGACGACGATAAACAGCCGCGCCGCGAACCACGCCCCGACATGACCCCAGTGCCCGAGGGGCAGCGCAACCAGACGCTGCACGACTGGGCCTACGGGCGGGCCGCCAACCATCCCGACAACCTGCGTCAAATCGAAGCCGACCTGTACGAGCGCGGCCATGCCAGCGGTTTGAAGGACAACGAACTGGCGACCATCTGGAAATCAATCACACGACAACTCGGAAAGGAATAACCCATGAAACACCCCAAACTGTTCTTCGGAAATATGGTCATTGCCATATCCATGTGCGTGCCGCTGCTTGCGTTTGCAGGATGCGACCCGCACGGCCCCGGCTGCTACTACCGTTGCCCAATCTGCAGCCAATGGTGATGCTACGACCCACGAACCGAATTCTGGGAGCCGGTTGGCACTCTCGGAATGTTCCTTTCGCACCACTCCGTATGGAAACAGGAACATAAGCACAGGAAGGCGAATCATGGCCGAACCGATTGATCTCGTCCAACAGGCCCTCAACGCGCTCGCCGACGCAGGACTCGGCAATGACAGCCCGGCCGAGGCATTCGTCATCGGCTACCAGGCCGGATGGCAGGAGGCGCTCGACCTGTGCATACGAATCGAAACGGCAATCAACAACGAAACGGAGGAAACGAATGAGCATCATCAGCAGTGAAATCGAGGCACAGAAGCAGCGTGACCCGTCGTACATCGACAGTGACCTGCAGTGGGCGTGGGGACGAGGATACAAGGCCGGAGCGTCACGCGGAATCACCGAAGAGGAGATTGCCGCCGCCATGGACGAAACCAGAAAGTTCATCACGCTCCCCGGCGCGTGGTTGGAGAACATCATCAGAATCGCGTTCGACGCGGCAAGAAGAAAGGCAATGGAGGAGTGAGCAGGCCACGCGCCCGTGAACGCAAACCAGCATGGCTTCGCGCGTTCATCCCGAAAACGAGTCCCCTCGTTGTCACCGTCTGCGAGGGGTGCGGCCTGTACGTCATCGAGGATCGGGAAACCGTGTGGGAGTCGTGGGATTACGGGTGTGTGGCGGGTGACGACCTGACCGTGGCGATAATCCTCGGCCGGCCGTTGACCCGCGTCACGTGGCTTCCCTCCGTCGGCCACCCGCTGCTCCGTAGCACCTGCGGAGATGCAGGCATCAGACCGGACGGCCAGTATCTGGCCATGCACATGTGTCATCTCGCCCGGATAAGCGTCAAACCGTTCAAACCGCCGAAACGGGAACGCCCGCCAGGCAAGCCATGGGGCGGGCCGAAACTGTCGAAGCAGGAGATAGCCGAATTCAAACGCATATGGAACATGCCATACAGCCGGCTCAAATACGAGAAAGCCCCAACCATGGTCGGCCAGGGCGATGAGAAGCAAACATTATTCTAGCCGACCAGCCGGAAGGGGCCAACGTGAACTGCCAGAACTGCAAAACGATAACCGAAGGGGGATATTCACTGTGCGAGACGTGCGAACTGCGTTTCGCCGGCACGCTCCTGCGCTTGGCGCGTGATGTCACGCCATTGCATGACAGCCTCGACGCGACATTGCATCCGGGAGGGCATTCGCCCGTGCGCATCCAGACGGCCACTCCCCCGACGCCGATACGCTTGGACGTGCTCGACCTGATTGACATGCTCGACGCGACGGCCCGCGAACTATGGCGCTGCCTCGACGGCATCGACGCACTCGACTGGCGCAAAGACAGACGCAACGAGGACTTGACGGCCACGCTCATCGCATGCGCCGGTCATGCACGCCTTGCCACGTTCGCGGATGCCGGCTTCTACATGCACATCATCAACGACATCGCCCGCAAGGTTGATACTGCGCTGGACCCGCCGGAGCAACGCCGCGAGATAGGTACCTGCGAGTTGTGCAATACGATGCTCACCGCTGGCCAAAACGACCAGTGGGTGATATGCCCGTTGTGTGGTCGCGAGCAGCGAGCGCAGACCGTCAAACTGCGTAGGCTCAAGACGTTGTGTTGGGATGATTCCAGGCGCGGGTCTGCGGCGGACATCGCCAAGGCATTCACCGACGCCGGAATAACCCTCAAGGCGTCGCGGGTACGCAAGTGGGTGGAGCGAGGCCAAGTCTCACGCACCCCGCAGGGGATCCCCTACAGTGATGTGTATCGGCAGGTCATCGCCGGCCAGCTTGACAAATGATTGTTTGTCACACACAATTGCAGTGGCAGAAGTGTCGAAAAACCCAGCTCATGTGGCTGGGTTTTTCGCGTATCTATGCTTTGTTTTTGCGTGGTCTCCCCCCTCCGACACCACGTCCCGGACGTTGAGCGTTCCATTCATCGATGGTCTCAGGCAACCAGCCGCGCGTGCGCCCTATCGTGGCGTCGGGCTCAGGGAGCTTGAGGTTGAGCAAGCCGCCACTGGTGATGCCAAGGCGTTCTGCGACCTGCTTGACGCCGAGATATTCAGTCGCCATTGTCGCCGTCCTTGCCGTTGATGATTCCGCCCGCGAGACCCATGATTCCGGCCGCGAGACCGAAGCCGCCCGATACTATCGGGCTGCTGGACAGTGCGCCGACCAAGGCCACGGCACCGAATACCACGGCGACGATTCCGAAGATCAGTGATGTTCTCATGATGCGTTCTCCGATGGGATAGGATTGGCGGGAGGTTCCGGCTAATAGGTCTAGCCGGAACCTTTTTTACTTCTTGTGCTTCGGTCTTCGCTTGACTGCGATGGCTAGCGCGGCTGCGGCGATGACGTTGGCGATGATGCCGTTGATGACATCAAACCAATCCTTTGGGCTCATCGGATACCTCCTTTCTGCTGATATATCTACAGTAACACAACTACTATAGATATGCAAGGAGAGCACAACAAAACACGCCGAAAACTCCTGATATTTCAACCCCTCGCTAGCCCAACCAGCAGAGGCATCCGATTCAAGTCCGATACAGTCTCGGTTCGAATCCGAGGCGAGGGACACCTATTCTCCAATGATTGCGGGGTGACGGCATCATGGTCAGCTACAGCCGCCAAGTCCGCAAAGGCGGACGCCAATTCGAAAAAGACCGCAAGAAATTCTTCCTCGAATGCAAGAGCGAACACCGTCCATGCTGGCTCTGCGGAATGCCCATCGACTACGACGCACCACAGAACACCACAGACGACAGCTTCAACCTCGACCACTTCTATCCCGTCACCAAACGACCAGACCTGCAACACGACCCCGCAGGCTTCCGCCCATCACACACACAATGCAACAACCTGCGCGGCAACAAAGACCCAGCCACACCAATCGGCACACTCAGCAGACAATGGATCAAAACAGCATAGGAGCAACACAATCATGGACATCGACGAACCGGTCAAGACCGCATGCGGGCAAACACTGCGCGAAGCGACCGGCACCATCACACTCCACATCAGCGCCAGCCTCAGCGCGGACAACGTAAGCTATGACCTCGCCAGCGTCGACGCAGACCTACCAATCACAGTTGAAGTCGTCAACAACAACGGCACGATAATGCCGAAAGTTGATAGCGTGGGCTTCACACGAATCCTCACCGCAGGAATCAACGCATTCACCAACGCCATCAAAGCCTGACCACCGGGAGGGGCGGTAAAATCCCAAAACCGGCCGCCACCGGGACACTACCCGCATGGCCGCTCTTCCTCTCCCTCCGAAAAATATTCGATATTCGGCCGGGGTCGCGCGCGAAGGAGGTTCCATGCCGAAACAGTTTCCGCAGGAAACGGTGGCCGACGCATTGGAGCGTTCGCTGCGCAACGCCAAGCATCTGCGCGCGAAGGACGCAGCCACGGTCGCCGCCGCCCGGGTCCTTGCATGGAAAATCGACCATTGGGACGAATTGGCGGAACAGGCCATATCGGACGCCGAAGCGAAGGGAAAGGGTACCCGTCCGGCTGTGCCGCAGAACGACAATACCTCGCTGCCGACGTTCCTTAAATATTGCGCGGCTCTCGGACTGGTTCCCGAGGAGGAGAAGCCGGCGAAACCGGCGAGGGGCAAGGCCGCCAAGCCCGAGGCGACTCCGGTGGCGGATGAGCTTGAGGAGTATCTGGCGAAAATCAGCTAGGAGGCGTCATGGGCATCGGCGAAATCAACGACGATGCCCACGGCATCACCACGCCACGCATATTCACTCCCCCGCTGCGCGAACTGACGCCGGAAACATCAAACGGCTACGCGGTCATCGAGTTCGCCGAAAAGTTTCTCCACGTGCATCTTTTCCCGTGGCAGAAATGGCTGCTGATCCACGGGCTTGAGCTTCTGCCGGACGGCTCCTACCGGTTCCGCCGAGTTGTCACCGAGGTCGCGCGCCAGAACGGCAAGACCACGCTCATGAGCGTACTGTGCGCGTGGTGGCTGTTCGTCGACTCCGCTCGCCACCCGGAGTTGTCGCCGGCGTGGAAGTTTCTCGTGGTCGGTGCCGCGCAGACGTTGGACAATGCTCGTGCCCCGTATCAGGCCGTGCTGAATTGGTGTAATCCGAATCCGGCTTCCGAGGGCGAGGCCGCTCTTGCGGTGCCCGTATTGCAGAAGCGTGTGCAGCGGGTCAACAATTCGCATGGCGAAGAGGCGATTATCTGCCGTAACAAGGCGCAGTATATTGTGCGCGCCGATAAGAACATCCGTTCCAAGTCCGCGAGCCGTGTCGTGTTCGATGAGCTGCGCGAACAGCATACCGACGATGGCTGGAACGCAGTCAGTCAAACCACGAAAGCCATCTGGTCAAGCCAATTGTGGGGCATCTCGAACGCCGGCGACTATCGCAGCGTCGTACTGCGCCGAGTCGTCGACGAGGGCCGTGCCCTGGCTGAATCATGGAACGCCTCGGTCGAAACCGGCAAGCAGTCGCCGGACGAATGGGCCGATGAACATGACCCGTCCTATGGGTATTTTGAGTGGTCGGCTCCGGATAAATGCGAGCTGGACGATCTCGACGGCATTCGTCAGGCGAACCCCTCCATGGGTTACGGGCCGATGACCTATCGGTCCATCACCGCCGATATTAACGGTATGACCGAGGCCGCGTACCGTACCGAGGTCTTGTGCCAGTGGGTGACGGCGGATATCACGCCGTATATCAATCCGAAGCTGTGGAAGCGCGGCATCGACCCGAAGTCCTGTATCCCCGATGACGGGCGCGTAGTGCTTTCCGTGGACACCAGCGCCGACCGTGAGACCACCTATATCGCCGCCGCCGGCTACCGCGAGGACGGATTGCCGCACGTCGAACTGATCGTGCGCCGTGACGGCATGCTCTGGGTGCCGAAGTACTTGAAGCTGCTTCGCGAGGCATGGCCGAACATCCATGAAATCGCCGTGCAGTCCAAGGGCTGCCCGGCGGTGGACTTCGCGGATCCGCTCGCGGAGGCCGGTTGGACGGTGCACCTCATCGAGGGCTTCCGCTTGGGAGCCGCGACCGGCCGTTTCCGCGACCGGGTGAAGGAAAACAAGCTCCGGCACCTCCCCCAGCCGGCCATCGAACAACAGGTGAACGTCGCCGTGACCCGCCGATTGGGTGAGGTCGAGGTGTGGGACCGGAACCAGAGCGCGATGCACATTTCCGGCCTCATCGCCGAAAGTCAGGCCTTGTACGCGCTCGAGACGATGAGCGGCGAGCCAGAGAAACCGAAATACGAGCCCTCGTACAACGTGCGAGTCACATTCTAGCCATCTTCCGAAGGAGCCGTGGATGGGATTTCTGAACAATCTGCTGCACGGCCCGGCCGTGCTGGCGATGAAGAACGCTGAACCGGAGACACCGACCATCATGGATTCGATGCCCGAGGCCATCAGCTGGCCCACCGACGCCGAATTCGCCGGCTATGCGAACGGCATGTACTGTCGCGAATACGCGGTCCGCGTTGTCGTGGACTTCATCAGCCGCCAACTCGCCTCCCTGCCGCTCAAGGTGTATCGGAAGAACGCGGACGGCGACGCGGAAGAGGTGCGCGACGGCGCACTGGCCAAGCTCATCCGCCATCCGAGCGATTTGCCGGGCATGAGCCGCTATAGGTTTTACGCGACTCTCATCCGTGACATGCTGCTCGAGGACAGGTGGTTGTGCACGCTCGGCAGCAATCGTGCGGGTGACGGGAATACGCTGCGCCGCATCCCCCCGGACGGATACAGTCTCACGGCGAACGGTTTCGGCGAGCTGACAGGTGTGACCATCAGCAGCGTCGCCGAGAACAAGGGCGGCACCTATCGGCTGCCGGATCCGCGAATCGTGCTCGACATCGGCTACATCGACGGCCTGAACCTCGGCGACCCGATCACCGACGTGCTGCGCCCCTTGCTCGCGGAGGCAAGGGTGATGGCGAAATACCGCAAATCGATAGCCGAAAACGGCTACCAGATACCCGCCTACGTGTACCGGCCCAAGGAAATGCCCTGGGAGTCACAGGCCGACTACGACGATTTCACCCAAGGCCTGCGCAACTACGTTGCAGGCGGCGGCATGGCCGGCACATGGCCGGTATTCAAAGACGGCATGGAGATCCGCACCGTCGACAACCTGTTCAAACCGGTGGACATGGCCGACTTGGAGGCACGCGAAAAAATCAACGAACAGGTGTGCCTCGCATTCCAAATCAGCCCAGAAAACATCGGCTTCCGCACCGGCACCAACAGCAACATCGCCGCATACAAGGAAAAGCTGTGGAACGTGGAATTGCTGCCGTATCTGGTGGCGTTCGAGGAGGCGTTGAACCTCACGCTGCCCGAGGCGGTGGGCGAACCGGACTGCTACATCAAGGCGAATTTGGACGCGAAGCTGCGCGGCACGATGGAGACCCAGTATCAGGCGCTCTCCACCGCCACCGGCCGTCCGTTCATGACCACCGACGAGGCGCGCGAACTGCTCGACCGGCCGAAACTGCCGGGCGGCGACCAGTTGATAACCCCGCTCAACGTGAGCGAGGGCGGTCAGCCCAGCCCGCAGGACGGCGGACAGACGCAGAACGCGCAGCAGGGCGCGAGTCCGAACGGCAAGCAGATGCTCGCCGAATTCAAACGCCTCTACACGTATGACGCCGGTTTCCGCGCGTCATGGGACTCGATGACGAAGGGAGAAACCTCAGATGAGTCTTGATTATCTCGGCTACGAGCTCAAGGAGCTCAAGGCCACCGACAACAGCGGCGGAGGAGTGTTCTCCGGCTACGCGAGCACGTGGGAGAAAGACCTGTACGACGATGTGATCGTCAAGGGTGCCTTCGAGCAGACCTTATCCGCTGACTTCAAGGCGGGCGGCGCGGGCATTCCGATTCACTGGCAGCACAAGGACGACTCACCCAATGATGTGATCGGGGAGACGTTGAGCGCCGTGGAGGACGAGCATGGCCTGCTCATCACCGCGAAGCTCGACACCGACATCGCGGAGGGCAAGCGAGCCTACGACCTGCTCAAGCGTGGCCTCATCCACCAGATGAGCATCGGTTTCATCGCCGAGAAGACCGCGTGGGTCGAAAGCGAGGAGGCGAAGAGCCCTTGGGACGGCTACCGGGAGATTCGCCAGCTCAAGCTGTTCGAAATCAGTCTCGTGCAGGTCGCCGCCAACCAAGGAGCGGAAGTGCTCGAGGTCAAGGCCGGCCGGGCCATAAGCAAGGCGAACGAGGACAAGATTCGCACGGCCTACGAGGCATTGGGCGAACTGCTTGATTCCATCACCGAAACCCCCGACGACGAGCCGGACGATTCCAAACCCGATGACGAGCCGGACGACGATACGCCGGACGATTCGGACAAGCCCGAGCCGGACGACGGCAAGGCGAAAAAGAGTTTTGACCCGCAGTGGGCCAAGGAAATCAGCGACTTCCTCTCGCTGGCAAACAACCAATAGAAAGGATGATCCATGGGTTACATGGAGAAGCTGGCCGCCGAGAAGAAGGCGGTCAAGGCCCTGTACGACAAGGGCATGGAGAACCTCACCGATGATGAGGCGACCGAACTGAAGAACCGCTTCGAGGAGGCCAAGCGTCTTCAGGAGCGCGTCGACCTGTTCAAGGGCGTGAACGACCTGAACGTGGACGATGTGAAGCCCGAGGCCAAGACGGCTCCCGCCGCCAAGACGCTGGGCGACTTGTACGCGCAGGAGCTGAAGAAGGCCGGCATGACCGTCATCGGCACCAAGGCGCACCCGTTCGCTTCCAGCGAGTTCAAGGCCGCGACCGACATGCACGTGGCGGGCACCGGCACGGCTGGCACCGGATACCAGCCGGTCGTCACCCAGATCGACATGAACGGCGTGTGGCCTTACGAGCGTCCGCTCGTGGTCGCCGACCTGTTCGGCTCCGTCACCCTGAGCGGCAACGCCAACACCGTGGAATACCCCGTCTATGGCGCGCTCGAGGGCGGCGCTGGAACCGTGGGCGAGGGCGGTGCCAAGCCGCAGACCCATCTGCCGGCCCCCCGCTGGGAGTCCGACAGCCTCAAGGAGGTCGCCGCCTGGTGGAAGGTCACCGACAACATGGCCGAAGACCTCTCCTACATCGTCTCCGAAATCAACAACCACGCCCGCTACAACCTGCAGCTGCTGGAAGAGACCCAGCTGCTGTCCGGCAACGGCTCCGATGCGAACATCAAGGGTCTGCTCTCCCGCGACATCCAGAAGATGGTGCAGGACACCGACTCCGACCCGGACCGCATCTTCAAGGCCCGCACCAAGATCGCGCTGGCCACCGGTTTCCGCGCGGACGCGCTGGTCATCAACCCCGCCGACTACGAGGCCATTCGCCTCTCCAAGGACGCGAACGGCCAGTACTACGGCGGCGGCTACTTCAACGGCCAGTACGGCAACGGCACCATCATGCAGGATCCGCCGCTGTGGGGCCTCAAGACCGTGGTCACCGAGGCCATCGCCCAGGGCACCGCTCTGGTCGGCGCGTTCAAGCTCGGCGGCGCGGTCATCCGTAAGGGCGGTCTGCGCGCCGAGTCCACCAACTCGCATTCCGATGATTTCACGAACGATCTCATCACGTTCCGCGTGCGCGAACGCCTCGGCCTGCAGGTCAAGTACCCGAAGGCGTTCGTGTCCGTCGCCCTCGGCAAGAAGGCCAAGTGAGGTGACCGCCGATGAGTGACGCAACCAAGGTGCTGCAGACCGGGGTCGATACCGGTGATGGCAGCACGTATCCGCAGCCGGTGGTCGTGGTCGACGCCGCCGGCAATCCCATCGACCTGACCAAGGCGAACGGTGCGGCCATCACCTCGGTGACGGCCGTGGCCCTCGCCGCCGGCGCGGCTCCCACCGCGACGCTCGCGGATGGCGTGCTCACGCTTGGCATTCCGGCCGGCGCGAAAGGCGGCAATGGCGATCCGGGGCCAGCCGGCAAGAATGGTGCTCCCGGTGCCGCCGGCGTGGGCGTGAAGTCGATTTCCCTGACCAAGAACTCCGACAATGCCATCACCGGCGGCACTTGGGTCGGCACCGACGACAAGTCGCACGCCTTCACCGTGGCCTAACGTGAATCGACTGGAGGCGAACGATGGCCGATGAAACCATTCCCGACATCATCACCGACCCGTCAGGCTTCGACGCTGACGGCGAGTTCTGGCTGAAGGCGGCGCAGGCGGCCATCCGCCGCACGTGCGGCTGGCATATCACGCCGAACATCGAACTGTCGGGCGTAGCCAATTCGCGGGGAGGCAAGGTGATTCGTCTCCCCGCACGCCATGTCACCTCCGTCGACGAGCTGACCGACAGCGCCGGCAACCGGCTGCACTACGCCTACGACCCCACCACGGGTTTGGTAGAATGCACCACCGGCGCATTCCCGGCCGGCGTCGCCGCGATACGCTACCGCATCCACGCCGGCTATACGCCGGACGAGGTGCCGGATGTGCAGGGGGTGCTCATCAACGCGGCGAAACGGGCCAGCAGCGCAGCCGCCGGCATCGTCCAATCCCAGTCGGTCAACGGCAGCAGCGTCACCTACAACGTGTCGTTGATGGCCGACGAGCTGGCGAAACTCGACCGGTACAAGCTGGGAGCATTGCCGTGAGCATCATCGATGACATCAACGCCTCCGGCCTGCCGGCGGCCACACGGTTCGTGCGTCTGCGCGCCTCACGCAAACCCGACCCGTACAATCCCGCGCAGACCACCGAGGACTGGACGAAACCCGTCGAATTGGAAGTGCGAGGAGCTTTGGCTTCGAGCAGTTCGACTCGCACGCCCGACGTTTTGGACGTGCAGACCACGTCGACTGCGGTGCTCACCGTGGCCGACCCGAACGCGGACATCCGGCTTGGTGACCGTATCCGACCCGAACCGGCCGATGGCCGCATGTGGGAGGTCAGCGGCTTCCCCAGCCGCGATGCCAACGCCTTTACCGGATGGCAGCCCACATTGGAAGTCCAGCTCACCGAGTGGAAGGGGTAGCCGATGGCCGGAAGCGGACAGACCAGCATCAAGTTCAACGACGCGTTTTTCGACCAGATCCTCAACTCGGCCGGCGTCAGGGCCCTGACCCGTGGAGCCGCCGAAAAGGCGCTCGGAGTGGCCAAGGCCAACGCGCCCGTCGATACAGGAGCCTACCGCGACGGCCTGCAGGTCGAGGCCGTCCAACGCGCGCACCGCACCACCTTCATGGTGGTCGGCACCGACGCGAAGACCATGCTGGTCGAGTCCAAGACCGGCAATCTTCGCAAGGCGTTGAAGGCGGTGAAGCTATGACATTGATACTGCCTCCCGACATAGAGGCTTTCCTCTGTGATTACCTGCGCGCCCATATCACCGATGTGGACGGGCTCCAGGTGGGCAGCAAGAAGCCTCCCGACTATCAGGGCGCGTATCCGCTCGTCACCGTCCGGGACGATGGCGGCAACGCTGACGGGCTCGGCCATTTCGACCGAAGCATCGGCGTGAACGTGTACGGGTGGAGTCGACAGGCCGAGAAGCCATGCAAGGATTTGGCCCGCCGCGTCTACGCGGCGCTCACCGAACACCCCGCCATCGCCCTCGCCAAGGATTCGCCGGTCATCAGCGTGGACGATTCCGCGTGCAACGGGCCCTACCCGGTGTCCGACGATTCCGACACCGCGCACTACTACCTGATCGTCGAATATTCGACGGTTGGCGAACACTAACCAATCCCTTAACCGTTTTCCTAGACCCTGCATGCGTTGCGGGGTCTTTTCATTTTGAAAGGACAATGGAATGACAGCAGACAGCCAGGGCAACGACCTTGATTCTGTCAAGAACGTACTCACATCGAAAATCATCGTCGCCCCCTATGTGCCAGGCAAGACGCTGACCGCCTCGCAGATCGCGCCCTCCGTGGCGGACCCGATCACCGAACTCGGCGACGTGTTCGGTTCCGGCTCCGCCGCCGTGGGCCTTATCACCAGCGACGGAGCGCCGCAGGATGCGCGTGACGGCGACGACGCCACCGAATTCCATCAGCCGGGCTACACGCTCAACGCCGACCCGACGCTGACGCTCGCGTTCACCGCCGCCGAGGACAACGACCTCACCCGCCTCATGACCATCGGAAAGCCCGATGAAACCGGCGTCTACCACGTCAAGGACATCATCCAGGACACCAAATGGTTCGCCTATCAGGAGACCATCTACAAGTCCGGCCGCAAACGCCGTCGTCTCGGCGTCATCCAGATCACCGGCAACGAGCCGGCGCAGGATACGCGCGGCGAGGTGTCCGGCCTCTCGCTGACCGCCACATGGCAGCTCGATCCCGCCGTAGACGGCGGCAACAGCCGCTACCTGCAGTCCTACGCGGCGGTCTGACATCAGCACTCTTCCCCGCATGACCTCTCTCCTGTCGGCATGCGGGGAGCCCCAACACCAACGACGGGAGAAACACGTATGACAGGAGAAACCATCATGGCAAAGCAGCAGAACACGGCACCCTCGATCGCTGAATTCGAGGATTGGGACGAGATCAGGGAGGCCGAGGCCCTCGCCGAGGTCGCCAACCAGGTCAAGGTGCGACACATCATCAAGAACAACGAATACTGGGCACTGACACCCGGCGGCACCGTCTACAAACTGCCCCTCTATCTTTCCATCGCCGACTTCGAGGCCCTGTCGAACACACAGACCGACACGGAAAGCCTCGAACAGGTCAAACGCATCCTCACCGTTTTCGCCGGCGACGAGCAGGCCGAACGACTCGAACACGAACCCATGCAGGTCGCGTTCAACCTCATCCAGGACTACGGGGAGACGCTCGCCAAATCACAGGGCGTCGAACTGGGAAAATCGCCGACTTCTGCCGAATCCTCAACTCCGATGACGGAGTAAAGGTCCGAGCGGACTTCGCCCGATTCGGGTGGAGCATCGAACACGATCTCGGCCGGCGTCTCCCCTACCGTGACGCCATCGACCTGTACACGGCGCTGTGCGGCGACCCGTCCTCCTACACGGGAGCCTCGCTCATCGGCCTCATGTTCCCCATGAGCGCCACCGACATCACCGTATTGCAGTTCCTCGGCGCTTCCACGCTGCTCGGCGACGTGGACGGCGAACCCGAAACGGACGAGCCCACCGCCGAGGAGATCCACGAGGCCGAAACGCATATGAGCAAGCTCTTCGGATAAACAACCATCAACTAAGAGGGGAGTCGCCTTATGGCTTTCGGATCGGAAGTGGGAACCGGCCACGTGTCGATATTCCCCTCGATGAAGGGCTTCCGCAGCGCGGTCGACAAGGAGATGCGGGGGGCCGGCAAGTCCGGTTCCAACCGTTTCTCCCAGGCGTTCGGCAACGGTTCGAAAATCGGCAAATCGTTCGGCGGCAGCTTCAAAAAGGCATTCGGTTCGAGTGCCCGGGGCGTCGCCGACGATGTGCTGAAACCGTTGAAGCGTGACGCGGCGCAGGCGTCCTCCAAGGCCAGCGCCGCGCTCCTGAACTACCGTCAGGCCACGGTCAACGTGCAGCAGGCGCAGGAGAGGCTCAACTCGGCCATCGCCAGATACGGGTCGGATTCGACTCAGGCGCAGACCGCCTCCATCAATCTCGAAAAAGCCCAGTTGCGTCAGGCCACCGCTCTCGACAATTCCAACGACGCCGCCGAACGGCTCGCGGACGCGAAGAAGGCACTCAAAGCCGCCGAGGACGAACTCGCCAAGGGCACCAACACCGTATCCGGTTCCATGAAGACGATGGCAAGCTCGTTCTCGGCTGGATTCTCGAGCATCAGCCGGGGCCAATCCACCTTCACCGGACTCTCTGGAGCGCTCGGCAGCCTCGTGCGTAGCCTGCTCGGCGTAGACGCCATTTGGAAACCGCTCGGCTCCAAGATAGCCGGATTCGCGAACAAGGCCGTATCCTCATTGAGCGGTTTCGCCGTGCAGGTCGGCGCGAAAATCCAAACCGGACTCAAGGGAGCCATCAGCGCCGCCCAGCAAACCCTCAAAGGCTGGGGCGGCAGCATCGCAGCCACCGTGTCAGGCATCGCCAAACCAATCGGCGCGGCAATCACCGCATGGACGCAACCGATTCGCGACTGGGGAAGCAGAACCGGCAACACCATCAAAACGGCAGTCGCTACTTGGACCGCACCCATCCGCTCATTCGGCGGCAAAATCGGCTCCGCCATCGGAGATGCCGCAGGAAAAGTAGGGCAGAAACTCGCACCGGTAGCCAACGTAGCCAAGAACTACTTCGGCAACATCGCCACCGCCGCCGGAGCCGTATGGTCCAAACTCCCAGCCGGAGCACAGACCGCCGCCGGGGCAATCGGCAGCACGCTCGGCAACCTCGCCCAAAACGCGGTCGCCCATATCAAGGGCCTCGCCACGGGAGCGGTCGCCGCCATCGGAGCAGGTGTGGCAGCCATCGGCGGCACGCTGGTGGCCACCGGCAAGCAGGCGTTGGGCGCGTATGCCACGTGGGAGCAGGCGGTCGGCGGCGTCGACACCCTGTTCAAGGGCGCTTCCGGCACTGTGCAGAAGTACGCGGCCGAAGCGTACAAGACGGCCGGCGTCGGCGCGAACGACTATATGAACCAGGTCACGAGCTTCGCGGCCTCGTTGGTCAGTTCGCTTGGCGGGGACACCGCCAAGGCCGCAGAGATGGGCAATCAGGCCATCATCGACATGTCGGACAACGCCAACAAGATGGGCACCGACATCCAGACCATCCAACAGACGTATCAGTCGCTTGCTCGCGGCAATTACGCGATGCTGGACAACCTCAAGCTCGGCTACGGCGGCACCAAGACGGAAATGCAGCGGCTCATCGCCGACGCGAACAAGCTGCCGGGCGTGATGAAGGAAGGCAACGACCTTTCCATCGATTCGTTCGCCGACGTGACCGAGGCCATCAGCCGAGTGCAGAAGAGCCTCGGCATCAGCGGCACGACCGCCAAGGAGGCGGCGACCACCATCGAGGGGTCCGTGAACTCGATGAAGGCCGCATGGCAGAACTGGCTCGCCGGACTGGGCAACGAGAACGCCGACATGGGCGCTCTCAGCCAGCAGCTCGCCGACTCCATCGGCACTGCGTTGAAGAACATCCTGCCCCGCGTGAAGGTCATCGCCCAGAGCGTCGTCAAAGCCATCCCGAGCCTGTTCTCGGATCTGGTGACGCTCCTGCCTGAACCGTTCCAGAACGCGATCAACGCCATCGGCAGCGTATTCAACGGGCTCGGCGAGATATTCAAACCCGTGCAGAGCGCCATCGCCCCTCTGATAGCTGCATTCATGGCCCTCGGAGCAGGCGGCATCGCACCATTGCTGTCCAAGATTCCGTTGCTCGGCGGGGTGCTCGGCGGATTGTCCGGCCCGTTGAGCGCGTTGGGCGGACCCATCGGCATCGTCGTCGCAGCGTTGGGCACGCTCATCGCCACGGTGCCGGAACTGCGCAACGCCTTCGGCACGCAGGTCACCGGCGCGTTCAACCTGTTCAAGAACACGATCGCGGGAATGAAGCCGACGTTCGATGCGTTCGGCAAAAGCCTGCAGGACATGTTCAAACAGGTCATGCCGGTGATCACCGCTTCTGTCGCGGAGCTCATCCCAGTGTTCGGCGACATACTCCAGTCGCTGGCACCGCTCATCCCGACGATCATCGAACCGCTCATGAACGCGCTCAGCTCGCTCATGCCGCTCATCGGCCAGCTCGTGTCCAGCCTGCTGCCACCGTTGGCGGACATCATCGCCGCGCTGCTGCCGGTCGCCTCGCAGATCGTGTCGATGATAGGCCAAGTCATCAGCCAGCTCGCCTCCGCGCTCGTCCCGGTAATCCAGCAGGTCATGGATTTCGTTAGCCAGCTGGTCACCGCCATCACGCCGCTCATCCAACAGCTCGTGCCAGTCATAACCGATGCGGTCTCGGGCATCACAGGCATCATCCAACAGCTGATGCCGGTCATCCAGAGCATCATCAGCGTGGTCGGCTCGGTAGTGAGCGCAATCATCGGATTCATCACCGGTACGTTGTTGCCTGCGGTGCAGGCGATGCTCCCATATGTGTCGGGTGTCATCGACGGCATACAAGGCGTAATCCAGGGCGTGGTCGGCGTTATTTCCGGTGTCATCAGCATGGTCACCAACCTCATCAACGGCAACTGGTCGGGAGCTTGGAACAGTTTCAAATCGATTCTTTCCAACGCGGCCGGAGCGGTCGGCGGCTTGGTGTCGGGCATCGTGAGCGCCATCAAGGGCGTGTTCGCCGGAGCTGGCTCGCTGCTCAAAAACGCCGGCTCGCAGCTCATCAGTGGTCTGTGGAACGGCATCAGCGGTGCCATCGGCGGATTGTACGACAAGATCAAGGGCGCGCTTTCCGGACTGGTCGATAAGGCGAAGGAAGCGCTCGGCATCCATTCGCCGTCCCGCGTGTTCCGCGACGAAGTCGGCCGCTACATCCCGCCCGGCATCAGCGAGGGCATTGACAAGGCCACCCCCGCATTGCAGCGTGACATCGCGAAGCGGATGCAGGGTGTCACGGCCGCCGCACAGTCGGCATTCCAGCCGATGACGTTGCGCTCCGCCATTGGTGTGGAGGGCTCCGCCCCATTGCCTGAAACCGGGAATGGGCTCGCAGACCTCGCGTCGATGCTTGTGGAGCTTCGCGGCCTGCGCTCCGACCTGCAGGCATTGCACGGTGATTTGGGGCCGACCATCGCTAAGTACACGCCATCCATGACCATCCGCGAAGAGAAGCGCAGGCTTGGTCTCGTCTAAAACAGGAGGACAGTCATGCAGTCGATGACCTACCGGCGAGGCGGAGGATCAAGCCGCGCCGTTTCGGCTGGGGCCGTTGATCTCATCGACCCGGCCGGTCTCATGGTCAAACGCATCGAGAGCCTGCGCACGCACGCGTGGGAGGTGGAGTTGGCCGCGCACGGCATTGACTCCGCCTCCCTCAACGCGTCAAGCGTCCAATTGGAGGCCACGTGCGCCGACCTCAACGTGCTGGACGTGGCGAGCGAACTGTTCGACGCGGACGTAAAGGCCGTGGCGTCATCCCGCAGCAAGGACGACGCCGGACTGCTCACCGTGGACGGCTGGTCGCAGACCGCGCTCATCACCGGCATCGAACCATCCTATGATCCGCCCGGTCCCGCGAAGTACGCGCTCACGGTCGCATTGCTTGACGGCCTGTGGCACAAGCGCGACGACGTGCAGCATTTCTGGTCGGATGCCCTGCAACCGGGCCTCGACCTTGATTACCCGCACGATTACCCTCACGACTACCTGCCGACGACACGAAACGCTTCGGTCGTGAACGATGCCGTCTCGCCGATGCCGTTCGAACTGGTGGTCTACGGGCCGGTCTCACAGCCGGCCATCATCATCGGCGTCAACCGGTATGAATTGCATATGGACATCCCCTCGGGCTCGTATGTGACCGTCAACAGCGTGGAGGGACAACGAAGCATCGTCATGACCGCAGAAAACGGCGACACCACGAACGTGTTCGACAAGGGCGAACGAGGCAGCGGCATCAACGGCGGCAGTTATATCTTCCAGCCGTTGCCGGCCGGAGAACACCAGGTGCAGTGGAACGGCTTCGGCTTTGACCTGACCGTGATCCAGGAGAGGAGCACGCCGTCATGGTGGACCTGATTATCACCGACTCCAATCACGTCGATGTCCGTTCCGCCGCCGACTTCACTCTGGATTGCGCGTGGGGCAAGGAGGAAAACGATTTCGAACTTGTCGTGAGCGGCGCGTCCACCATCGACGCGGGTGCCTATATCTACGTCGACGGCAGCGAATGCGGTGGCGTGGTCGATGCGATGGAAGACCAGCTCACTGCCGGCGTCAGCACCCTCACCTACTCGGGGCGCACATGGCACGGCGTGCTCGCGAACAAAATCCTTGAACCGGATAGGGGCAAGGATTATCTCACCGTGAGCGGCACGGCCAGCACGGTCATCGGCTCGCTCATCAGCCGTGTCGGGTTGGATTCGGTGTTCGACGCGGTTGTACCGCCTGACGGCAGTGACGACCCAACCATCAAACAATACCAGTTCGACCGGTACACGGACTGCTATACGGGTTTGCGGAGGATGTGCGCGGCCAACGGACTGAAACTCAGGCTCGCCTATACGTCCGGCCAGGTCAACATCTGGGCCGAACCGGTCGCGCATTACGGCGACTCGATTGACAGCGACCTTATCGATTTCGACGCGACCAGCACGTGGCGCAAACCGAACCATCTCATCGGCCTGGGCAAGGGCGATTTGGCGGCCCGCGTGGTCGTCCACTGGTATGCGGACGCGAAAGGCAACGTCAGCCAGACCCAGTCGCTCAGGGGCGTGGACGAGATAACGCAGGTCTACGACTACAGCAACGCCGAAACCGCCGAACTGAACCAGAAGACCTGTGAGAAACTACAGGATCTGCAGTCCGAGGGTGAGGTGAAGGTCACCGTGCATGAGGATTCGGGCATCGTGTTCGACGTTGGCGACACCGTGACCGCAAGGGATAATCTCACCGGCATCACCGTCAACGCGACTATCAGCAAGAAAATCGTCAAGGTCTCCGACGGCGTCCTAAGCGTCGATTACGGGGCCGAATAAACAGTAAGGAGCCGATTATGGCGCGTATCGACAATGCGACGGTCATGCAATGCGACCGGTGCGGGAAACACAAATGGTACAAGGACTTGGACGACCCGGATATCAAGACGTGGTACAACGTCAACCGGTTGGACTCCACCGGCACGGGCCACGACTACCTGTTTTGCGATCAGGATTACGCGGACTATGTGAACAAGCTCAAGGACTTTGATAACAGCTTCGACAGTTGGATGCAGAACGGAGGCAAGCAGAATGGCTGAACTCGTCACCGGTCATGCGGGCAAGGCGCACGCGACAGCGGAGCAGGCGGCGGGATTGAACGCCGGCATTCTCGGCTTGGATGATTATGTCCTGAACGTGCACGACAAGCTCAAGATCACGGTCGTTTCGGCGAACAAGGTGACCATCGGCACGGGCGAGCTGGTCATGCAGGGCCGTCACGTCAGCCAAGGCACGCCCGAGGACCTGATCGTCACCAACGGGTCGCAGGGTCAGAAACGCAACGACCTCATCGTATGCCGCTATGCGAAGGGCTCGCAGAACATCGAGAGCGCGAAACTGGTCGTGGTCAGGGGCACGCCCACCACGGGCACGCCCACCGACCCCGCCGTGAACACCACCAGCCCGTTGGACAAGGGCACCACCTACGACATGCCCTTGTACCGCATCCCGCTGGACGGCATCACCATCGGCACACCAGTCGCATTGTTCAACGTGTTGAAGCCGATGAGCGACGTGTGGGATTCCCTAACCCCTGTCACGGGCCAAGTCAGGATGCCGTATTCCGACAGGTATATCACTCTGGTTCGTGTCGGCCGTATTGTCACCGCCTGCGCGTATATCACGCTGACAAGCAATTTCAATCAGACCAGCAACGTGTCCGTCAACGAGACAATCCCGAAGGGTTTCAGACCGTCCGGCGATTCCCGCGCGGTCATGCGCGGCACCGACAACAGCGGTGCAATCAGTTTCTACCTTTACGGCACGCCGGAGGGGAAAATGGTGTTGAACGGCACCGGATATACCGGCCGATTCGTCGGTATATCCGGCTGTTGGATTACCGCGTAGCTTTCCCTAACCCGAATGCCGTATATTCTGTGCGGAGGCCATACCGTCACCACGAATGATGACGGCACATTCTACATCAACGTCCAATCCCCAAACGGGAAGAAAGCCGATTACGCGGCCTACACGATTGGGCCGTTCGGCACTGGTTTCGCCCAGGCCGGCGAGTACACCGCACAACGTTGGGATACCAGCGACGTAAACCAGATACGCTTCCGCCTGTGGAACACCAAAGACAACCGCTGGTGCGGGAGGGTCGCGATATTCGGAAGCTGGATCGCAATCTGGAACAGGCAATAGTTTTCCCTAACCCAGCGTTCTACGACGTGGCGAGTACCTTACAGCAGCGACAGCATTTTGCTTACGCGCATCGGTGATATCTGTTTCATGGGTGGCAACGTAAAATTCAACAGTAGCGGGCAGAACAATTACACGAAGGCTCAGGAGAAGCTCCCCGAAGGGTATCGACCCGTCATCGTCAATACGCCCGTGGCCGTTTTCGGTGGTGAAACGACATTCATCTGTTACGGCGATGCCAATGGCACCGTCACGATGCTTGGCAATCCGAACAGCGCGTACGCGGGATGCACCGGCGTATGGAGGACCGCCGACCCGATGCCCGCCGCATAGCTTCTGGACACTGGCTCAGGCGGTTGCACTGTCTTGCAGTGACCCCACGGGTCATAGCGCGTATGAGACGGTCATGCCGAACGCGTTCGTGCCCTGCGTGCCGCCCTGATTGGTGTAGGTCATGGTTCCGTTCGCGTTTACGTTGATGATCTTCTGGTTCGCGCCGTCGCGTCCGCCGTAGGAGAAGTTCAGGTCCATCGGGGGACGCCATCCTTCGGGCAGAGTGCCGAACGTGCCGTTGTTCCAGGAGCCGGAGGCCGACGACTTCCAGTCGATTCGCAACGTCACCATCGGCCCGGACCTATAGCCCTTAACGGTGCCGTAATTGCCACTGATGAGGGTCGTGACATCGGTCTGGGTTAGGGAATCCCGTTCAGGCTATTAGGGCTCGCTCCCAGAGGCGTTGCGCGTCTCGCAAAGCCGTGATGTCCGGTTTGAGGTAATATTTCGCGGTGGTTTTTATATCGCTGTGGCCGAGCATTTTCGACACGATGGCGATATCCGCTCCCGCCGCCAGAGTGTTCGTCGCCCATGAGTGGCGCAGGTTGCGTGCGGGCACATGCGGCAGATCATGCCGCTTGCAGTAGGCCTTGTATTGGCGTGCGGCTTGCGGCGGGGTGAGGGTGCCGATGAGTCGGCCCCCCTCGCGTGGCCTGAGCTCGCGCAATCGTTTGACCGCGAAGCGCGGCAACGGGAGCGTGCGGCGGGACAGTTCGGTTTTCGGCGGCACGACGGCCTCATGCCCGCCCACCCATTGCAGGCCGCGCTCCACGTGCAGGACACCTGAGCGCAGGTCAATATCCGACCATTCAAGCCCGTAGCCCTCTTCGGTGCGGAGTCCGCATGAGACGGCGCAGATAAGCCACGCCTCAAGCGGATGGCCGTAAAAGCCCTGCAACAGTGCGCGCTGCTGACGGATGGTCAATATTTGCGGCTCGTAATGAGGTTTGGCCGGCAGTTGGATGTCGCGTCTGGTGATGTCCACGTCCAGCAGGTTCCAGCGGATAGCCTGCCTGAGTATCGCGCGCAATACGGCCCATGCCTTGCGTGCGGCTCCCGCAGTGTCGAAATTCGCAAGCCATTTGTCCACTAGCTCCACGCTTATCGCGTCCATACCCATGCCGCCGAAGCATGGCATGACATGCAGCCGCCACGCGGACTCGTAGCCCACGCGCGTGCTCTCACGCAGATTCCGCGTGCAATGCGGCCAAAACCGGTCGTTCCAAAACTCTCGTAACAGCATTTTCAACCTCCAAAACCCACACGCCCGTTGGCCTATCCAACGGGGACGAACGTGTGGGTTTTACCCACCGTAAAGGAGCTTTTCCATGTCTTTGCTCACTCACGTCGTCGATTGGCTCGTGCCTTTTATCTGTGGCGGCGTGGCCACGGTTTTGGGCCTGATGTGGCGATGGGGCAAAGCCATGGTCAACGGGCTGCGCGAGCTCCTGCTGTGCCAGTTGGAGGACCTGCGCCGGGAAATGGTCATCGAGCACGACGGAGTGGCGGACGAGGACCTCAAATCACGCTCCCAACGCCTCTACGACAGCTATCACAGCCTGGGCGGCAACGGCCACGGGACATCGCTCAACAATGACATCCAATCCGCGCCGATAGCGCCACGACAGTCCTGACCCACGACCGTGGGCCACAAACAATATCCATCCCAGAGAAAAGGGAAACATGGTCAACAATTTGAAACGTCATCCCAAGCCATCATTGCCGGACGAGCTTCGCCCGGACGTAGCTCCGGAAACCATAACCGAATCCATTAAGGAGGAGTAATAATCATGACCCAAATCCATATCAGCATCAGGAAGCCGAAGACCGGCGGCCTGGACCCGGTCACCGGCCTGATGCGGTTCCGTCCGGTGCGTCGTCATTTCGACGCGGACAAGAACCTCATCATCGCGGCCTCGTTCGACGCGGACCTGTCCGAAAGCGGCGAGCTGACGGTTGACCTGCTGCCCACGACCAGCGCGTTTGTTTGGCAGGTCATCGAGTTGGCGGACACGCCGCAGGCGTACACGCGCTACGTCGAAGTGCCGGACTCCAAGACCAAGGTCGAATACGCGGACCTCGTGGAGGTTGACGCGGGCACGTTCGTCCCGAAGGACATGCAGGGCTCCCAATTGCTGAAGGTTCGCCACGCTTCCACCCAGTCGGAGGCTGAGACGCTTTCCGCCCGATACCCGGATGCGGTGGTGCTCTTCGACGAGACCGCCACGACCATAAAGGCCGCTATGGCCATGAGCACGTTGGAGTCCATCACGGCCGAAGCGCAGACGAACGCCGCGTTGGCTAGGAGCACCATGCTGAGCGCACAGTCCTCGGCTGATTCCGCGACCGCCACCCAGTCCGACCTTAATATCCTCGCGTCGAACGCCAACACGTTGGCGGCTAGCGTCGCCAATGATTCGCAGACCGTGGCCGACACCGCCAACGCGGTTGCGGCGAAGGGCGAATCGGCTATCGCCACCATCGATTCGACGGTGCAGGCGGTCAAGGACAAGGCGGAGGCTGCGACCACCGTACTGCCTTCCACCGGCACCACCGAAGGCACCACCGACACCGGCACCACCGAGGAAACCACGGAGGAACCCGGCAAGGACTCCACGCCAGCCAAGGCCAAGAAGGCCACCGTGAAGGGAGCCTGACCATGCCAGCCTTTTACGCCGGCAAATGTGTCGGCAAACCGTTGATGGGAGGCCACACGTACAACGCCATGTTCAATGGCAAGCCCGTGTGGCCCCTCGACAGGGACACGGTCGTCTCCATCAGGATCACGGATGATAAGGGCAAGCCGTTGCCCAAGTCTCTGGCCGTATCCGGCACTCTGAAACTGGGAGCGAAAGCCACGTATGCGGACGGTCATGTTGGCGATCTGCTCACCACAAATGACGTGACGTTCGCGAGCAGGGACACTTCCACCGCCACGGTTTCGGGCAACACGCTCACGTGGCGGCATGGCGGAACCATATTGGTGACGGCCACGGTCAACGGTTTCACTTCCGCCGCCGTGTCCATCAGCGCGGCCTACGCGCCCGAGTCCATCAAGGTCACGGACGATTCCGGCAAACCCATCGACAACATCACCCTGCGCGTCGGCGAGAGCAAGAACCTCAAGGTGACGATCCTGCCCGATGCGGCATCGCAGGAGTTCGCGGCCAGCGCCGCCAGGCCGGATATCGCCGTGGTTGGCGACGCGAAACCGACCGGCATCACCGTGTCGCCGGAATCGTTGACATTGAGGGTGGGCGAAACCGCCAGCCTGAACGTCAACATCCTGCCGGATTACGCGCCGCAGGAGTATGCGGCATCCATCAAGGATGTGAACCTCGCATCAGTCAGACAACAGTAAGGGGCAATATCATGCCAGGCGGATTCTAGTGGTGGTTGCAACACCTGAGGTTTGAGCGGCCTTCCATGGTCACGTTGTCGGTTGTTGAGGTTATCACGCGGCGTCGAGCAGTTCGATGATCTTCTCGCTTGGTTTCATGAACCCGAGG